TGATACCAAAACGTGTCATCGACCTCTACGGAGATGTTCGTTGTCCAATGCGACAGCGACTCCTGTTTGATGTTGATGAACTGTTCGATCTGAGGGTCAGCCCAATGCATCATTGCCATACGTGCGCTTCGGCGCACACCGCCGGCAACCACACACTGTGCGATAGCGTGGTCGATTTCCATTGCGCCGATACCGTCGAGGTACACGCCTTGCAACTCGCTCAGGATCGTGGACACCGTGTGCAGCATCTTCGCCAACGGCAAAGGTCCTGATGCCCTGCCACCGAATGTCTTCAACGCCGCACCAGCGTGACGAACCCTGGACACGTCATACACCCGGTGATCGTGTTCCACACCCTCGCGGTAGTGGGTGTCGATCAGATCGACCAACGCCGCAGCCCAACCCTCGCGGGAGTCCTCCACCTGAAACGCACCGGTCCACTCAGGTGAGTACACCTGGGAAAGCAACCCGTCTTTCTCAAGGTCCCGGTAGTCGGGATGCTCCTCGTCGCAGACGATTTCGACCTTCAGCGCATTGCGGACGGGTGGCAAATCGGTCAGGTTGTAGTTGGAGTAGTTAGCACCAACCCCGCCGCCTTCCATCAACCGCATAAACGTGAATTCGAAATGCTCAGACGGGTTCTTAGTCCACCCGGCCACCCAGCAGTTGAACAAGTGCTGCGCGTTCTTCACACCTGATGCCCAGATGTGCCGCCCTGCGGGGAGAATCTGGAACTTCGTCATCATGTCGATGAGGTCTTCGCGTTCACCTTTCAGGTGGTGCTTCGCGTCAACGAGTCCCAGGTTCCCGTCCACCACACGCTCCACCGTTTCGGGCCACGATTCCCGTGACCCGTCAGGCTTCACCCGCGAGTATGTCCGGTTGTACACAAGCTCACCGGTAGGTCCCCAGTTGATGTCTGTCATGCAGTTCCTTTCGAGTAGATGCCGCAAAACATTTCCAGGTCAACACGCGACCAGTTGTTTATCAGCATTGGTTTTTCGTGCTTGAAAATGTCTGGGAATAGGCAGGCCCGATACAATTCGGATCGGCCCATCCCATTGAACAACTCATCCATGATGTTCATTTGTAACTAGCCGTATCCATGTACATAAAACTTGTCCAAGCAGGGCTTTGACCGGGGCTAGGGTACGCAGCTTCGCCGTTGTACTGCTTATGGGAAATCACTTTGGCGTGTTCCGTAGAGATGACTTTCCGCGTGCCCGGACCTTCTGGGCGAACCACATGCTGCTGCTTGTGCGCCCGATTCATGTTTGTTGTCAAGGCGGTCAGCGCCCTTGACAACTTCACGGTATCCGCACCGCGTGCGGGGACCTTCCCATTGCGGTATCGGGCAACAATCGCATCCGCATATCCGGCGTTTTTATCTTTCAGCCGTTGCATCCCAGCCTCAAGGTCCTTCAGCGCGGACCTCATCACCGGCTTCGCCTCAGGGTTCCGTTCACGTTCAGCGGACTGCTTCAGGATGTCCTTCACCTGATTCACCGAATACCGGAAATTGCCGGCGGCTATCTCGTTTGCGGTGAAGGTTTTGTTAGCGATCTGATGCCCCATGCTGATGAGTGCGCTGACACGGGTTTGGTCAGTGAACTCGTCGCGGAGCTTCGCCACGCTCCCCGGCGACTCCATCAACTGAACCCACAACTCCTGCTCCGCTTCCTCCGCATCCAGCACACCCGGCCACTGCCACGCCACCGTCTTCGCGGCCTTACGGACCTGCTGCTGAAACACGGTGAAACTGGTGCCGAAGAAGTCCTGCTCCGCGTTCTGCACCGCCACACCGACAGGGCGCTCCTCATACAGCGCCTCGTTCGTGAACCGGGATGGGATGTCAGCCAGACGCTCCTTCAGCTTCGCATCCCTGCGTGCCCAGCGTTCCTCGTATGTCATGTTTGATGTCAAGTTAGCTCCCAGGTTGAGTTGTCAACAATGAATCGTCCCTCTTTGATCGGAACCGTTTCAGCTTTCACATGCTTACGGTCGATCTTCAACAAACCGAAGCCTTGCTGCCAGTTAGCTGTACCGCCTTTCAAATAGTGTGCCTTCTTCATATCCATCAGGTTCCCGACTTCCATGCCGGTCACCCACTGCTTGACCTCGCCGCCGTAGCCGGTGGTGTCATGCACCAACCCCAGGCGGTGCGTGTGCCCCATCACCACAGACTTCGTGAACTTCTTCGCAGCACCCAGCGCGGTGTAGCCGCCGTTACGCGAGAGCGTGATCTGCCCCTTGTGCCCGTGTGTGGTCACCCACCCTGGTGCCACGTCATACCGTTCCGGCAGCATCGTCATCCCAAAGCTGTCGAAGTCGAGCAGCACATCCATGTCGAACGCCTTGGACTCCGCGAGTGCCGGCGAATACCGTGCGAGGTATTCGCGTGGACGCAGATCATGGTTGCCTTCGTGGACACCGATAGGACCGCCGTAAACAGCCCTGAGAGGCCCCAGGAGGCGTTTCTTTGCGTCCTCGCAGTCTTTGAACACACTGCCCTCAAACTCGCCTTGTGTGCCCTTTGTCCACCTTGACGGTTGGGGGAAGTCCATCAGGTCACCGATATGGATGACCTCATCCGGCTGGTAATCCCCAATGAACCTGATGACCGCCTTCAGTGCGCGTCGGTCATCGTAGGGCAGTTGGGTGTCTGAGATAACTACGATCCGTTTGATGTCAACCTCCCTAGCTCACGGGTCAGGTAGAACCTGGCCTTCTTCAAATCCTCAATCTCACGCTGCGGGTCCTTGCGTCCCGCACGCGCCACATACTTGATGACATTGCCCCTGTTGAAGTTCATCTGCTCAGTCAGGTCGATGACCTGGATGCCGTCGAACTGGTAGTGGTCGGGGCTTATAGGATCAGACATTAGTCTTCCTTTTGATTGATGTCAAGGCGTCGTGGGGGACGAACCATGCCGGCGGTCTTCCGCCGTGTGCTTGCAGCCACTCGTCGCGGCGTGCGTCTGCGCCTCTGATCCATCCACGAATCTGATAGTCAGGTGCGAACCCGGTCACCAACACGTAAACCTTCGACGGGTCATCGTCCTCGCGGACGATCAACTCGTAATACGGCTTACTCCTGGTGCGTATTTCGATGTTCCCCAGGTCAGGCAGTGACCGAAACGTGTCAACCGATCCGTCCCAATACTTCCCCAGGTATTTCGCTAACGCTAGCTCGCCGCACGCGCCTTCGATGTGGGCACGCCACCCATCCTCGAATGACATGCCGTGCTGGTGTTTACGCCCGGAGGCCACAGCCGACACCTGTCTGCGAACACCTACGGTGGCAGCCATGTCCAGTTCGTATTGGGTGAGGGTGACGCTACTCATCTTCGTCCCCGTAGTAGTAGTCGCCATCGTCAACGTATCGTTGATCTGACCTGCTCCAACCATTGACCGCGAGGTCGAACCAGGCACCATAGCCGTCATCGTCTTCGTCTTCGTAGTATTCGTCTTCGTAATCGTCAGTCATCTTCGTCTTCTCCCGCCCAGACGTAATCGTGCATCCACTCAACCCACTTGGGCATTTCAAACCCGATTGAAACCTCAAACCTGAACGGCATCTTGCCCTCTCACATGTTTGATGTCAAGTTGATATGTGTCGATCAGGTATTTCAGCAGGTCAGGCTGGTATCCGACGATAGGCTGGTAGCCGTCAGCGATCACCACAGGCACAGACTTCGCATTCATATCAACAAGCATCTGCTTCGCAACCGGGTCGGTGGTTACATCGACCGCACGGTGCGGGAGTCCCGCGTCGAGCAGCTTCGACAACACCCGCTTGCACGGGCGGCACCCCGGCTGTGTGTACACCGTAATCAACGTCTGGTCCTTTCGAGTAGAGCTTTCGGATTGTTCTGCACCACAAACGAGTTCACGTCCTCGCCTGGTGGCATTGGGATGATCTTCGCGTTAGGTAGCGAAGCGGCCACCGTGTTCGCGAACTGCATCCCGGCATCGTCCCCATCTGAGAGGACGAACACCTCCCGGTATCCCAGGAACGGTTCACGAAAGTGTGGCTGCCACGCAGCCGCACCCGGAACCCCAACCGCCGGCAATCCTGCTACCTGCGCGGTAATCGCATCGAACTCACCTTCGGTGATAGCGATAGTCGGAGCCTGCCTAAGCAGAGCCAACGTGTTATACAGCCGGGGACGATCCCCGGCGGCGGTCATGTACTTCCCGTGACCCTGGTGCGCGTGGTCTTCTACGCACCGGAACCGGATCGACACAACCGCCCACTCATGCTCCTGCGAATACCGCAGATACGGTATCGCCAGGAACCCTTTGTACATCTCATGTCCAGGGAGAGGATCGTCCACGTATCCCAGGCGGAACCTGTTCACCGCGTTGCGGATCGACGGGAACGCCAGCCCTCTGCTCCGCAAATACTCGTCGGCTGGGCTGCCGTCGATATTGGCGTGGTACTTCTCCGTAGCTTCCCGCAGAAAGTTCTTCTGCGATTCGGAAAGCTTCTGCATATCCGACTCCTTCCTGGTCCTTGATGAGTGCTATCGCGTCACCTTTCACTGGGCACGCCAAACATTTGAATGCGTCATGCCGGTACGAGACACCGGCTGAGGCCACTGAGTCCCCGTGGAACGGGCACAGCGCCTTCACCCACTCCCTGCCGTTGTCGGCGGGTGGTGACCATTCAGGGTGATACCTGCGGATCACCTGTGTTATCAACGCTTCGGTCATCATCGTCCCTTCTGTGCCGGTCACCTTTTCTGTCGCTCCTCGTCCAGTAGTCGCGCAGGTTCCCTTTGTATTTCGTGTACTTCTTCCACCGGAACTTCCCGTGATGCCTACCCATTGTGTGATGTCAAGGCAATCTCAGCCCTGACCCAACGGCCCACATACTCAGTGAAGTACGGGGGGATCGACTCAGCTAGCTCCTCACGGTTCGTCCAGTCGATGCCCATGATGTCGCGAGCCTTCGCGATAGGTGCGATATGCCCAGACACCGACATGACCGTTCCCGGCTTCCAGTGCCCAGCCTTGGATGCGGGAATGACATGCTTCGGGTGTTCAGGTTCATCCATATAAAACGATGACTCGAACAGCCGGTGACGGTACAGTTCCCGCCCGAACATCGTCCCGCACAGGGTGATCGGGTTGACCAAAGGTGAACCCACCACGTTCTCAATGACCCACGGCTTACCGGATGCTTCCAGTAGATCGCGGGTAGGTGCCACCAAGTCCGGGTACTCGTCGGCAAGACCAGGCCGGCAGTTGGACATAGCGGAGTGCCGCTGGCACGGCGGTGATGCGTGGATCGCGTCGAACTCATGCCCATGCTCCTTCAGGAACTCAAGGGCATCAGCCTGGTGGAACTCGAATGGGTAGTTCTTCTGCGGGTTGATGTCCACACCCACAACCTCGAAGCCTGCGTTGTGGTAGCCCATTCCGGCCCCACCAGCACCGCAGTATAAGTCGAGGAGTCTCATCTCATCACCTTTCAATTGTTTGATGTCAAGTCTCAGGAACTACTCGTTCCCCAATGACTATAACAGCCGGTGGGTTACGCAGATATTCCTGGCCGCGTCTGAATGCGTCAGGATCGTCCCTCAGATGCCCCAGAACGTCCCGGTTGCAGCGTTGGCATAACAACCCTCTGACGATACCTGTTTTGTGGCAGTGATCGACTGAGAGGCGTTTACGGGTGCCTGTGGCTCGCTGACAGATGTAACACTTCTTGCCTTGGTGTTCGTAGATCGCCCAATACTCTTGGGCGGTGATGCCGTACACCTGCATCCACCGTGTCTCTTGGGTGGTGGCACGTCGGTTAGCTCGTTTCGCCCGGTGGTGCGTAGCGCACCTGGGGCCTGGATGTGGAGCCTTCCGCGACGTGGTGACACCTTCGTCGGCGCAGTCGATGCATGATCGGCGTTTGTGTGACCGGTCCTGGGATCGGTTTGCCGGCCTACGCCTGATCGTGGTCATCGAAGAACTTTCGAATCTCACGATCTGTTTCCCGTGCGGTGTACCAGTCAAACCATACGAATAGCAGGATGACCAGCCCGACACCTAATGCGATACTAGGGATCATTCGGCAGCCACCCACGCCATCAGCGAGAGAACTGTTATCCAAATAAACAACGCTATTGTGAGCATCAGGTCAAAGTTCATTTATCGTCCTTAATTTGCATGGTGTCTCCGTTGAATGTCAAGGAGACATACTCCGAACCTGACGGGTCAGCCTTACCTCCACGGTTCTTCACGGTTGACACACACAACAGGTCAGGCCCACACACGTCGGTCTGCTTGTGCAGCGTCAACACCATCTCCGGTACACGGGCGATCTGGCCCTTCACACCAGACAGCGGGATCGGGCGGTCTGCATCGTTGTAGCCGCCTGTGACGTGGTGCAACCCGACAACACAGGCACCGGTAGACCGGGCCATATCGTGCAGGTAATCCATCAGCGCCTCAAGGCCGCTGAACGGGTCATCATCGTTGTCGCCTCCGGTGCGGACATTGGTCACGTTGTCGATGACCACCAGCGCCGGGAAGTCTCCGTAGACCTCCTCATATGAACGCATCGACATTTCGATCTGATCCAACGAGGGCGAAGCCGCGTAGTTGAATCGGATAGGGATATCCGCGAACAACTCCCCCGCCTCACCTAAATCGCCGGCACGCACCATACGCACCGACGCATCCATCCGGTCACCCGTCAGCACCGACAACGAGCGGGATAACTGGGTGAACGCATCAGAGTCCGCTGAGAAATACAACGTCGGAACCTTCGCCTGCAACGCATACGTCAGGATCAGCGCGGACTTGCCCACACCAGGCCCCGCGCAGACCAGGGCTAGCTGGCCGCGCAGGAACCGGGTGCCACGCATCTCAAGCGAATCCCACACCGTAGGAAGAGGATTACCGGCGTTACCTTTGATGAATAACGATTGCGCGAGTGTGAACATCTAACCTCCGTACAGTTGGGTCATCTGCTGGTGCAGCTTCCACTTCGCTACCTCCATCAGCCCTAACGCTTCGAGGAACGAAAACTCTTCAGG